AGCTGAACTGATCGCACTGAGAAAGCAGGCAGACGCAGCGCAGGAGGAAAAACTTTACAACGTTGCGAAGAAGTACGAGATCATCGGCAAGAAACCGGAAGAACTGGTCCCGACATTAAAGGCACTGCAGGCAGCAGGCGGCACTGCATACGACGACATGATCGGCGTACTTGACGGAGCAGTGGCAGCGGTAGAAAAATCTGGACTTTTCGGAGAAGTTGGCAAAAGAGGCGTAGGAGCCACAGGAGGCACTGACGCATGGAGCCAGATCGAAAAGAAAGCGGAAGAAATCCGCAAGAGCAACGCCGCCCTGAGCTATGCAGAATCCATTGACGCTGCATGTGTACAGAACCCTGACCTTGTACATGAGTATGAGGCAACAAGACGATAAGGAGGCAGAGAACATGAGCTATTACGGAACAACTATCAATGACAGCGCGGTAATTGTGGTAAAAGCAGGGGAAGAGATTCCGGCACCGGCTTTTTTAGCAGTTGGCGCTGATGGAAAAGTAGCAACTGCAGGCAAGAACGCAATCGGTATTGTAATGCCTGGATGCGACGACAAGGTAACAGTGGGCGACGACCTGGACGTGCAGATCAAGGACATTGGCGCATGGACAGCTGGCGCAGCCGTAGCATACGGCGACGAGCTGGCAGTCGGAGCAGGCGGCAAGGCAGTAAAGGCAACAGCAAAGTCCTTTATCGTTGGCATTGCACTGGAAGAAGCAACCAAAGCAGGCCAGCGCATTGCTGTACAGATCGTAAAAGCAGGTTACAAGCCAGCAGAATAATAAACAGGAGGAATAAAAGACTATGAGCAGAAATGTAATGAGCACTAACGCAGGGATTGCGGCAGAAATTGCAAAAGGATGGAAGCCAAACCAGTACCTGACTAATATGTCCCAGGCATATTTCGCACAGCCTGGCGACTGGGTGGCACCGTCCATTTTCCCGATTTGCCCGGTAGCTACTAGCTCCGGATTTTACTACACATTCGACAAGGGAGATCTTGCGAGGGACAACGTAGCCCGCAAACCGGCATTCGGAAAAGTTAATCCGGCCATCATGGGAACAGGAGAAAACCAGTATGGCTGCAAGGTTGACCAGGTTATTGTCGGCATTGACCAGATCGCAGCATTGAACTACCAACGCAGCCATGCGCCGGGCGTACAGGACCCACGCCGCGCCAAGGTTCGTTTTGCTAACGAGCAGATGAGCCTGCACCTTGATATCCTTTTCGCAAAGGGATTTTTCCACAGTGGAGTATGGGGAGACGAATGGCAGGGAACAGACAGCAACCCAACTGGTAAGAAATTCCTGAAATTCAATGATGCCAACTTCGATCCGGTACACTTCTTTGACGAGCGCCGCCGCGATATTAAGCGCAGAGGCCGCCGCCAGCCTAACCGTTTAGCCCTGGGCTATGACGCATACCTGGCACTGAAAGAGCATCCGGACATTGTTGAGCGTGTGAAGTACACCGGATCCACCGCAAACCCGGCTATCGTAACACAGCAGGTTCTGGCCCAGGTACTGGGATTTGAGCAGGTTAAGGTACTGGAATCCACATACAATGTGGCGAAACCAGGAGAAGAGGCTGACATGCAGTTTATTTGCGACAGCAACGCAGCCCTGATGTGCTATGCAACTAACACCCCACAGGTAGACGAGCCATCCGCTGGCTATATCTTCACATGGGATATGCTGGGAAATGGTTCCTATACTGCTATGGATCAGTACGAGGGAGAGAACGGAACACACAGCGAGTTCATTGAGGGACTTATGAGCACCGACATGAAAAAGACGGCCGACGATCTGGCAACATACTTTACTGATTGTGTGTAATGCCTGAAAGGAGGATGTTATGAGCTATGTATGCGTAAAGCCGATCACACTACTCGGCAACAATTACAAGCCGGGAGAACTGATCCAGGATGGACACATCCTCCCGTCCAGAGAGCGTGTGCTGGTACGCACTGGCTGCATTGCTGAGGTAACAGGAGGCACTGAGCTTCCTGTTGCTGAGCTGGTGCAGGTAAAAACGGGGGAAGAGGTTACATTTTCCGTCCCGGTAGTGCAGGAGTCTGACGGGGACACAGCCCAGGTTATGGGCGTGCCACTGACAGAGGGAGACGTGCAGCATATTTTTTCTATTATGCAGATGAACGCGGAAGAAGCGGCAAAAGCAGTTAAGGACGTGAAAAACGAAAACGTTTTGATTGTGTTACACGCTGCTGATTCCCGCAACACTGTAAAGAAAGCTGCCAAGAGCCAGGCAGAGGCCCTGGAACCTGCAGAAAGGGAAGGTAAAGCCGCATGAAGAAAAAGACGTATACCTATAATCCGGAGAAGATAGGAGAGCCTGGCGTTGACCGTATGCGCTTCGAGATAGGCGACACCATGGTCGAGGGCGAACAGGAAACCAGCGCTTTGTGCAACGAAGAATACGAGGCCATCATTGCGGCAAGAAAGACGTGGAAGCGTGCCAAGCTGGCCGTGCTGGAAAGTATAATGCGCCGGTTCGGCATGGAAGTGAACACGACGGTCGGACCGTTAAAGTTGGAAATGCAGAGCCGCGCGGAATTTTGGCGGAAGCAGTACGAACAGCTGAAAAAAGAGTGCGGAGCTGACACGGTACCAACGGCCGGAAAGGCTTCTCCGGAATCGGGAACAGACGGAGGCCATTATTTTTATGGTGGTATGCACGACAATGCGTATGCAAAAACAGGAGGGGGCGAGCGCAATCTTTTATTTAAGACCAGGTAATTTGTACAAGGACTTTCTTGTTACAAAATGCACAAGCGGCATAGATGGGAAAGGCCGCCCTGTAAAAAAATACGAAAGCAACGACAGTGCCGTGATACATGCCGTTCTGGCCCAGGCAACACCGCAGGAAAAAGCCAGATGGGAACAGATACAGCACCCGATCACACACACGATTGTGGACCGTGGACACCCGAAAGCGGTGGAAACGGACCAGCTGACATGCGGAAACCGCAAGTTTTATGTGCAGGGCGTTGACGAACCGGGGCAGCTGGGACTGTATACCATCTATTACGTGGAAGAGAGGGCAGACGTATGAGCGTGCCTGATATAAGCGTTGAAGTAGCAAAGAAAGTGACCGCTATCGGCCAGGAAATGAAATCCAGAGCCACAAGAGGCAGCAGGGCACTGAAAAATGCGGAGCTGCAAGTGCTGAGAGGGCAACGAGGCGGCAGGAGCTACAAGAAATCATTTAAAAATAGCAGTTACACGGCGTCTGCACCGGGCGAACCGCCAGCAGTGCGCAGTGGAAAATTGCGGAGCAGCTTCAGACCGGTGGCAGGATCCTCCGGCGGGGCTTTATCCGTAAAAGTGGCCATTGAGACAGACACTCATTATGCAGGGTACCTGGAACATGGCACAAGCAAAATGGCGGCAAGGCCATACGTGGAAAAGATTAAGCAGAAAGCGGAACCCGAAATCAAAAGCATTTTCGGAGCACCGTACAACGTGTAAGGAGGTGCCAGCATGGCATTGATAAAAGACAGAGCGGCACCTGTTTTTGACAGTGAGCAGGTGCACAAAGGCGACCTGATAAGGGCAAAGCATAAAACATGGGACGAGTACAGAAACGGGCTTGTTGTTGGGATAACCAGCAATGAGCTCGTTGTGCTTTACCACACTGGCATAGGGAATGTTTCAAACCACTTTGTAATGCTGGCAAGCGAAGTGGCTGGCGGGGAATGGCAGGGAACCTGGACGGAGGACATGCAAGCTGTACAGGACATTGTACCCGCGGCGAATGAAAGCGACGGCGTGACAGCATGACCCTGGAAGAACTGATCTACACCAGGCTTGTCCAGGAGAAAGAACTGGCAGAGAGCCTGGCAAAGTATGAGGGCGTTCCGGCGGTGTTTTTACAGAAAGCACCGGACGACAAAGCCCAGGGGTGGGGAGTGAGCCAGTACCCCCGCGCTGATTACCTGGTAGACATGACAGCAGACCCGGAACGGCACAGCAGCGGCATGGTAAGCGTGAACGTATACAGTGACGACACAGGCAAGCCACCGGAGGAGTTGGCGCCGCTGGTGCGCATAGCGCTTTGCGACGTGGTAATGCAGGCGGATGATGGAGCCTATTGTATTACCTGGGCCAGAACGGAGCTGTTTGAAATGAATGACAGCCAGAACCCTAACACCCTAGTAAACGGGTGTTCGCTTACATTTTTGCTGATTGCATTCCCACAGCAGATCACACAGGCACCGGATCCGGCACTTGCAATGCAGGAATTTTTGAAACGCTGGGAAACAGACGCCCTTGTGATCAATAAAGATCATATTGAAAGTTTTTATGAGCCGAGTGACTTCCACCCGGCTATTTATGTGCGCATTTCCGGGACGAAAAAGAAACGCCAGACATGCGCACTCACATGGATGGAGTGCAGCATGGCCATACATGTGATCGCACCAACGCCGGAGGCAAGGAACAGCTGGACGCGGTATCTATACGACACCCTGGCCAGACTGGGAGAAATTATCCTTCTGGACGGTGCACCGCTGCTTTTTGATGAATTGGCGGTTGATAATGCCGCCGACTACCTGACCAGGGGGCAGATAACCATCAAAGGGCAGTATGCAACTGAGAATTTCAGTGAGTATTCCCACCCACTGAAAGAAACCTATTTCAACAAATAAGGAGGACGAAGAAATGGCAACAACCAAGAAGCCCACAGAAGCCACAGAAACGGCTGAACAGGTGCAGGCGGACAATTCCAGAGCTGAGGCCGTAAAAGCCGAAAATGAGGCGGCTGAGAAGCTCACAGCACCGGTCTACACTGCCGAGGAATACGCCAGAGCAGCTACAAAAGTGTTTGAGGGCAAATACAGCCCGGACATTGTGCGCGCTGCTTTTGCAGTAGCCGGAAAGAAAGAAGCGACCAAAGCGGAAGCTGAGGAGCTTGTAAAGAAATTTGCCAACAAGGAGGTTAAAAACTAATGAGCGGATTTTTTGTTGTAGGAGAAAAGAAAGAACGCCCTGGCGTATACAAGCGCTATGAGAACGCGGGCGGAGTAGAAGCAGCCGGAGCCAGATCCGGCGTCGGTTGCGCACTTGTAACAGGTAACTGGGGAGCATTAAACACACCGGTCACGATTGACCAGAGCACTGATGTTTCCAACGTTATCGGTGCGGGTTCCGGATATGATGCTATCACAGCATTTATGGCCGGAGGCATGGAGGAGTGCGTTGTGGTACGTGTTGGAACTGGCGGAACACCAGCAACAATTACTCTGAAAGATACCACAACCAGCGCTGCTGTTGATGCTGTTGTGCTTACAGCACTTTATCCGGGAAACAGAGCATTTACCATTACCGTAAAGGCTTCCCTGGATGATGAGGCAGCAAAAGAGGCAACCATCTATGAGGGAACAAAAGCCCTTGAAAAAGTAACTTTTGCAGCCGGAAAAACAGAGGTTGACGGAATTGTGGCCGCATTTGCAAACAGCAAGTACGTGAAAGCTGCAAAGAAAGCTCCAGGAAACGGCACTCTGGCAGATGTTACACAGAAAGCCTTTACTGCTGGTACAAACCCGACAGTAAACACCGCAGCATACGGAGAAGCTGCAAACGCAAGTGAGGCAGAAGTGAGAGACATGATCATCGTTGACACCAACGACGCAGCAGTCCACACACTGATTGCAACTCACGTTGCCAGAGTGTTCCAGGAGGGAGCATATACCATGGCGACCGTGGCAGAGCCTAGCTCCGTGGAGATTGAAACCCGTATGCAGCACGCAGCAGCATTCAATGACGAAAAAATCCACTATGTACTGAATCCGTACATTGGCACAGACGGCGTTGAGTATGAGGGTTATATGCTGGCGGCAAGAATCGGCGGTCTGATTTGCGCCGGTGCTGCAAATGCTTCCCTGACTCATACCGTGATCAGCGGAGCAGCAGGCCTGAAAGAGACCCTGAACAGCGGAACCATTAAGAAAGCCCTGAAATCCGGTTGCCTTGTGCTGTCCACCAGCAAGAGCAAGCAGGTATGGATTGAAAAGGCGATCAACACTCTTGTAACCCTGAGTAAAGACCAGGATGCAGGTTGGAAGAAAATCCGCCGCGTGAAAGAGCGTTTTGAGCTTATGGACCGTGTTGAACAGACTACTGAGGTCCTGATCGGCCAGGTGGACAACGACACCGACGGCCGCGCAGCTGTTATCGCAGCCGCCCAGCGAGTTGTTGACGCAATGGTAGGAGAAAAGAAGCTTCTGTCCGGTACTGTAATTGAGGACGAGGGAAATCCGGCGCAGGGAGACTCTGCATGGTTCATTATTGCTGTTGACGACCTTGACAGCATTGAAACTATTTACCTGACATTCCGCTTCCGTTTTGCAGCTGAGGAAGATTCTGAGTAAAGAAAGGAGATAAAGGACAATGAGTATTATTAACACACAGGCGGTTGCTAACGCCAAGAAAGTGCTGACCGGAAAAAACGGCGCACTGTACAACGCCAAGGGCAAACTGCTGGCCACTATGGAAACATACCAGGCACAGGTAAATGTAACAAATACCAAGTTCCAGCCGCTGGGCGACCCGCAGGAACATGAGATTTTTACCAGCTATGGCCAGACACTTACTTGTACCGAAATCGTGGTAGAGGACGGCGAGTTTATAACTGATCTGCTGGCCGGAATGAAGTCCGGAGAAATGCCGTCCTGGAACTTCCAGGGCGTTATCAAGGGCCGCAACGGTTCTGAGGAAAGACTGGTATACAACGATTGTGTACCGTCCGGAAATATTGACCTGCAGAACGTAACAGTAGGCGATCTGATTAAGAGACAGTGGAGCCTGTTCGTAAACGGTGCAGTAAACCAGCAGGGCAAGCTGAGAGCCTAAAACCATATAACTACACAGACAGAGCCGCGGGGAATAGCCTCGCGGCATTTTTAAAATAAACCAGGAGGATTTGAGAACATGGCAACTAAGAATGTGAATTTAGAAAATGAGGCAGCTGTTGAAATGACTGAGGACGAGAAGAAAGCAACAGTGAGAAAGTACGAAAATGACATCCTGGGCGGACTTATGGCAGCCGCCGCATACAAGACAGACGCAGAGGAAGCAGTACCGATTGAAATTAAGAGAAACGGCGCTGTTGTGCTGTCTTTCCGTATCCGCCCTATGGGTGAAGATGAATATTTGAAGTGCAAGAAAGATAACACAAACTACAAGCGCAACAAGCAGCTGGGTACAAGAGTGGCAGAGAGTGTTGACGCTGCCAGATACCGCGCACAGCTGATCTATGAGGCAACCGTTGAGGAAGATCGTGACAAGATTTGGGATAACCGTGACGCATGGAAGAACCTGAACGTGCTGAACGGTACTGACCTGGTTGAGGTGGTTCTGAAATCCGGCGAGAAAGACGAGATCCTGGCCAAACTTGACGAGATTTCCGGATATCAGCCGACTATGGAGGATGTAGCAAAAAACTAATCGAAGCCGGCGGCAAAACAACGCTTATGCACATTATTTTCCAACGGCATCATATCCCATTTGACGAGTTTTTGAGCAAACCAGACTGGGCGCAGGTGCTCATGCTGGAAAGTATGAAAATACAGCTGATAGCTGAGCAGAAAGCAAGAGACGGCACTGAGGAGGGCGGTGAGTAAAAGTGGCCGAAACATTAACTATTGAAATTCCGATAGAAGCGGTTGACCGCACCGGTGCTGGTGTGCAGTCGGCCACAAGAAACCTGACGGCGTTTGAACGTGCGTGGGACCGCACACAGCGCCGCCTTGATCGGTTGGAAAGAGCACACAATATTGACATTGAGCTAGACGACAACGCAAGCCAGGGACTGAGCCGGGTATCTGACCAGGCAGAATCCCTGGACGGCGTAAGTCCAAGCGTTGATGTAGGTGTGAACAATGCAGCCACAGGAACCCTGAGCGACGTAGCAGACCAGGCAGAATCCCTGGACGGCACCGCCTCGGACGTTGAAGTGGGAGCGGACAATAACGCAACCGGAATTATTGACGACGTGGGCGACTCACTGACCGCCCTGAATGGCAATGAAGCGGTTGTGGGGTTAAGCGCGGACGATAGCGCCACCATGGAGATAAGGGACGCGGGCGACGCGCTGGCGTCCCTGGACGGGGATGCGGCAACCGTAGAGCTAACAGCAGACGACAATGCCACCCAGGCAATACGAGCAGCGGAGGACGCCACGGAAATGCTGGACGGCATGAGCGCCACAGCGGAGCTGGGGGCGGATGATAACGCCACTCCGATCGTAAGAGCAGCGGAGGACGCTGTTGAGAATTTTTCTGGAAGTTCCGGATCCGCACAGCTGGGAGCAGACGACAACGCAAGCCCGGTTATTGATAGCGTGCGGGATAAAGCAGCAGCCTGGGACGGTAGCGTCTGGACAGCAACAGTGAGCGTTGTGGATGCAGCAACGGCACCTCTGACGGCAATAATAAACGCCGCAAAGAACCCACTGACACAGGCAGGCGCAGCACTGGGTATCAGTGTAGGTCTGGGCGATACGGTAAACACTTACAAAAACTTTGAAAGCATGATGAGCCAGGTCGGGGCTATTTCCGGAGCAACAGGGCAGGCGTTTGAGGACCTGACAGCAAAAGCCCAGGAAATGGGAGCAACGACCAAGTTTACAGCGACAGAGGCAGCTGAGGCATTTAATTACATGGCAATGGCGGGCTGGCAGCCGAAACAGATGATCTCCGGTATTTCCGGTA